TCACGCTGTGATAAAAAGATGAAAAGGAGAAAAGAATGAGAACCTACGTTGTAACCGGAGGTGCCGGTTTTATCGGATCAAACTACATTCACTACATGTTCAAGAAGTATGGTGATGAGATTCGAATCATCAATGTAGATAAGCTTACCTATGCGGGCAACCTCGAGAACCTGAAGGACGTTGAGAACAGAGACAACTATACGTTCATCAAGGCAGATGTCTGCGACGCAGAGGCCATCAACAAGATCTTTGAGGAAAATGACGTCCAGCGCGTTGTTCATTTTGCGGCTGAGTCTCATGTCGACCGCTCGATCAAGAACCCGACGGTCTTCGTCGAGACAAACGTTCTCGGCACACTTGTCATGCTGAATGCAGCCAAGGCAGCATGGGAGCTCCCGGACGGCACATTCAAGCCGGACCACAAATTCCTTCACGTATCGACCGATGAGGTGTACGGTTCTCTTTCCAATCCGAACGACTATTTCTACGAGACAACAAAATACGATCCGCACAGCCCGTATTCCGCGTCCAAGGCATCCTCTGACTTCATGGTCAAGGCCTTCATGGACACATACAAGTTCCCGGCCAACATCACAAACTGCTCCAACAACTACGGCCCTTATCAGTTCCCGGAGAAGCTGATTCCGCTGACGATCAACAACGCGCTTCACGGCCGCAAGCTTCCGATCTATGGCGACGGCAAGAACATCCGTGACTGGCTGTATGTTGAGGACCACGCGAAGGGAATCGACATGGTACAGGAGAAGGGCCGTCTCTTCGAGACCTATAATATCGGCGGCCACAACGAGCGCCAGAATATCCAGATCGTAAAGACGATCATCAAGACTCTGCAGGAGCTTCTTCCGGATGATGATCCGAGAAAGGCAAATGTGTCTGAGGACCTCATCACCTATGTCACGGACCGCAAGGGCCACGACAGACGCTACGCGATCGCTCCGGACAAGATCAAGGCCGAGGTCGGCTGGTATCCGGAGACCTGCTTCGAGGACGGCATCAAGAAGACGGTCAAGTGGTATCTCGAGCATCAGGAGTGGATGGATCACTGCATTTCCGGTGATTATCAGAAGTATTACGATGATATGTACAAGAACCGCTGATCCGGGACTTGCGATACAGAAATTTTCCGGAAAATAAGGAGGAGATACCATCATGAAGGGAATTATTCTTGCGGGCGGCTCGGGCACGAGACTTTATCCGCTGACAAGAGCCATGTCGAAGCAGATGATGCCTGTCTACGACAAGCCGATGATTTATTACCCGCTGTCCACACTCATGCTTGCGGGGATCAGGGACATTCTGATCATCAGCACACCGCGCGATCTTCCGGTATTCGAGGACCTCTTCGGTGACGGAAGCCAGCTCGGCATGAGCTTCAGCTACAAGGTTCAGGAGCATCCGAACGGACTCGCGGAGGCATTTCTTCTCGGCGAGGAGTTTATCGGAAATGACAACGTCGCACTTGTTCTCGGCGACAATATTTTCTATGGCCAGAGCTTCACGAAGGTCCTGAGAAATGCCGCAGCCAGAACAGAGGGCGCGACGATCTTCGGATATTACGTCAGGGACCCGAGAGAGTACGGCGTCGTCGAGTTCGACGAGAACGGCAAGGCAATTTCCATCGAGGAGAAGCCGGAGCATCCGAAGTCAAAGTATGCGGTTCCGGGTCTTTACTTCTACGACAACGATGTTGTCGAGATCGCAAAGAGCATCAAGCCGTCGGCGAGAGGCGAGCTTGAGATCACAAGTGTCAACAATGCGTATCTCGACCGCGGAGACCTCTATGTCGAGACTCTCGGCAGAGGGTTCGCGTGGCTTGATACAGGCAACCCGGACATGCTTCTCAAGGCGGCCAACTTCGTCGAGGCCATCGAGAAGCGCGAGGGACTCTATGTATCCTGCATCGAGGAAATCGCCTACAAGCGCGGCTTCATCGATAGGGAGCAGCTTCTGAAGCTGGCTGAGCCGCTCAAGAAGACAAGCTACGGCAAATATATGATCGACGTCTCCGAGGGACTCTGATATCCTTCGGCAGAGCGCTGATACTGACGAGACTGCCAGTCTCCGACCGGCAGTCTCATTCACTGCACAGATATGAAATGAGGAGAACGTTCAAATGGGAAAAATCAAGGTTGAGACATGTGACATCGAAGGTCTGGAGGTCATCACACCGACTGTCTACGGCGACAAGCGCGGCTACTTCATGGAGACATACAACTACAATGATTTCAAGGCTGCCGGCATCGACGAGGTCTTTGTTCAGGACAACCAGTCGAGCTCTACGCGCGGCGTTCTGCGCGGCCTTCATTTCCAGATCAATCATCCGCAGGACAAGATCGTCCGTGTCGTGAGAGGCAAGGTCTTCGACGTCGCTGTCGATCTCCGCGAGGGCTCCAAGACATACGGCAAGTGGTTCGGCGTCATCCTTTCCGAGGAGAACAAGAAGCAGTTCTTCATCCCGAAGAATTTCGCTCATGGCTTCCTTGTCCTCTCCGATGAGGCTGAGTTCTGCTACAAGGTAACTGATTTCTATCATCCGAACGACGAGGGCGGCCTTGCGTACAACGATCCGGATATCGGCGTTGAGTGGCCGTTCGAGGATGGCGTTGAGCTCAATCTGTCCGACAAGGACACGAAGTGGGGCAGCTTTAAGGAGTACACAGCAAAGAAGCAGGAGCAGAAGTAATTCATGTCGAAGAAAAGAAAACTCTTACTGGCGGCCCTCATTCTGGTGCTTGCCGTTCTCAATGTTCTGATTATCCGTCACCAGAGCAGCGGAAACAGCTACGTCTGGTTTCAGATGGATGCGTCCAGTGATGTCAAAAAAGAGAGTGTCACCGTCTATGACGGCATCATCCGCTATGACGCAAACTGGGACGCGAACCGCGAGAGCGACAAGACGTACAGCTCTGACAGCGGGGAAGTCAGGACTCTGAAATATTATGTCCGCTCGGACATGAATTATGTCAGAGTTCAGTTCGGAGCAACTGCGGGCGCGACCTGGAAGATCAAGGGTGCTGAGCTCACGGGATGCGGCGCGACGGACAGCATCGATCTCGCGGAGGTCCTGAAGGACTCCGAGACACAGATGAATGACATCGATGCCAGCATGAAGGGCGACACGCTGGTTCTGAAGACCACCGGTACGAGTCCGATTCTTGTCTTCAAGGTGAATCATCCGAATGTGACGGCTGCCGCGGCGGCGTCTTCTGCAAGAAAGAACCTGATTCTCAAGGTCATTGCTCTTGTGATTCTTGACGGCGTGTGCCTCGGAATCCTTCTGAAGGGCAAAAAGCTTCTGTCTCTGCCGATCGAGGTCTGGCAGAACAGAAGGCTCATCATGAAGCTTGCGAAGAACGACTTCAAGACGAAATATGCCGGGTCCTATCTCGGTATCTTTTGGGCGTTTGTCCAGCCGGTCGTCACGGTCCTCGTCTACTGGGTAGTCTTCGGTATCGGCCTCAAGGCGGGCGCTACGGCCAATGTTCCGTTCGTGCTTTACCTGACCAGTGGTATCGTGCCGTGGTTCTATCTCCAGGAGGTACTGACCGGGGGCACGAACGCGCTGATTGAGTACAGCTACCTCGTCAAGAAGGTCGTGTTCAAGATCAGTGTGCTTCCGATGGTCAAGGCAATCTCTGCGTTCTTCGTGCACCTGTTCTTCATCTGTGTCGCCTTCCTGATCGCGGCGCTCTACGGCATTTATCCGAGTGTCTATGCGATTCAGATCGTATACTATTTCTTCTGTATGTTTATTTTCTCACTCGGACTGATCTACGGGACCTGCGCGATTGTCATTTTCTTCCGGGACCTCTCGCAGATCATCAGCATCATTCTCCAGATCGGAATCTGGACGATCCCGATCATGTGGAATATCCAGATCGCTCCGCCTGAATACAGATGGATCTTCCGTCTGAATCCGATGTACTATATCGTGAACGGCTACCGCGACGCGATCTACAACCATCAGTGGTTCTGGTCAAATATGTCGCAGACCGTATATTTCTGGGCCGTCACGCTTGTGCTGTTCGGTCTCGGAGCAGTCATCTTCAAGAGACTGAAGGTTCATTTCGCAGACGTTCTGTAATCAGGGATCAGGCAGCAGCTGCTGCCTGACCAATTTCATCACGGAGAAAAATGATTCATGAGTG